GGTATCATCGAAAGCCTTGATCTGCGCCTGGGATCGGGTGCCGTTCTGCTCCGCAAAGAGGACGTTGTAGGTGGCCTTGGAGTTGAACGGAGGGTCCAGGTAGATCAGGTCAACGCTCTCGTCCTTGATATGATCCCGGAGGATCTGCAGGTTGTCACCAAAGTACAGCTTGTTCTCCCACACTTCGCTCACAGCCGGCCTCCGCGGTTACCGTCCATATAGCGTCGGCGTCAGAACGAATTGCTGCTTCCCGTCCTTCAGCATGTGCGCCTCCAGCTGCACCTGGCGAACAACGCCGTCCTTGATGTGGAACGTCACGCGTGCGTCCAACCCCAGGTTGCACACCTCGTCCAACTGCCGGTGCGCAATAGCGCGTGCATTGTCAGCGTGGCAGCGTGCATTTATCCGTGCATTCCGTGCATTCCCTACTTCTCTATCTGCCACGATGCCGGCATCACTCGCCATTGCCCCGTCCCGTCCTTCGCCCATGCCGCAGATTCTCTGATCAGTGTCAGTGTCCCGGACATCTCCCGCACCGGCAATGCCCCAGACGGCACCAGGGTCAGAACGACCTTCGCCCGCCGGCTGTGCGGTTCCATGGCGTTCTCAGGCTCCAGCCCGACTATCCGGTACTTGAGGAATGCCGGGACCGGAGGAAGGCCGCGGAACGGTCGGCACCGATCCGCGATCCACTCCTCCCACCCGTTGTAGCGCATCCCGTGAATGACCATGCCCAATGAGTCGAGGAAGCGCTCGGCTACCTCCAGCGGCTCCATGACCGGCTGATCGTCTGTAGCTTCAGGAGGAGCCTCCACGGTAGGAGCCTCTACGACCTTGCGGGGCCGCCCGCGTTTCCGAACAGGTTCACTTTGTTCCGGCATCGGTGCTCCGGTCACACTTCTTGGTGCGCTGCGGTGCGAGGAAGTGCAGCGCGAGGAGCGCGAACGCAGCTACCCACCAGGCAGGAGCGCCTTCTACAGCTGCGGAATACGCCGCCACACCAGAGAATATCGCCAGTGCAAGTCTCAGCATTACCAACCTCCTACGAGCGTCTTGCCAAGCGCCCAGGATACAAGCGCCAGCACCGTCACTACAGACACGACAGTTGCACCCATCCCGACGCGCCAGACCAGCCGCGCGCGCTTGGGTAGCAGCCGCGCCTCGTCCTGTGGCGTTGTCCAGTACACCCACATAGACCATCCCAGGAGACCGACCGTCACCAAGACGGCGAGCCCTAGGAATGGGTAGACGAGATTCATCATTTGCGCCCCCGCTTGCCGCCACGCTTGCCTCCGCGTTTGCCGCCGCCCCCGCAAGGTTCCTTGACAAGATTGTCTGACATGGTCACCTCCTAATACAGCCCGATACGGGCCCAGATCGGAGTATCATCGCGCACGATCTCTGAGTACGTCAAGGCGTGCGCGTAGTGATCCGGACCGCTCTCCACCCACACCGCATGTTCGTTCTGGCCGGTCTGCACGATCTGACGCGTGATTGCCTTCACGTGCCGGTAGAAGTCCTCGGGTAGGTTGGTAGGGATGCTCTCCTCGGCATTGAGCAGCCGCGCCACAGCGTTATCTATCGCCTCCGTACGGTTGACCGAAAGAATCGTGACACCGTCTTCTACCGCCTCCCTGTCACCAAGTGACGCCGGTCCAAGGTACCGTACGAGGACAACCCGACCTGGGAATGCCCTGGCGAGTTCCTTGGCCTTTGTAACCTCTGGCGCGGCATCTATCGCGCACCTCTGCACGTTGTAGGTGCCCATCAACCGCGCCACGCCTACCCAGTCGGTTGTCCCGGCCCATATGATGCCGCCCTCTATGCGCCGGATCACTACATGGAGCACGGCCCCAACGTCAACGCCCATGACAGTCGGACGCACTGAACCCGCTAGCATCTCTCCTGACCTCGATAGCGCCGCCAGGACTTCGTCCGTGATCCTCGCCCCCTCTGGAGCATACGGTAGCCCCAGTGTCATATTGTAGAACACCTGCATCCTGGTGGCGTTCCCGCGCGCCTCGTTGTACTGCGCCACAATCTCCGCCGGCGTTACGGTAGGGGAAACAAGCTGCGACATGCGGAACGACCGGTAAGGAGCCTCCGGATCACCAGCTACCCATGCCCCGTTGGCCTTGTCAAGTGGCCGCTTGCATTTCGGACAGACCAAGGTTTGGACGCCATCAACATCAGCAATGCTATCCGGCCAGCGCGGTTCGGCCCGCTCGCCGCACGGACACCATAGCTGCCACGTCTCTTGTGTCCCTCCCATGTAGGCCGTGTGAATCCCAGTCTCCGGGAATTGCGGGTTCGATAGGTCTATAACGTACTTGTACCGGCTGGCCCCCAAACGCGACAGAGCTTGTTCGGCGGCCTCTTCCGGCATGACCTGTAACTCGTCCCGCACGATCATGCCAACACCGATCTCGCGCAGCTTCTCCAGCGAATGCGCCCCGCGCAGGTAGAGCGGCTGGCCAAACCCGACCTTGAGACCGACGTTAGTAATGTCGGAGAACGCCGCCCGCAACGTACCGGAAAGCCGGATGGCCTTGTCAATCCGCGCCTGCGCCATGTCGGAGAGAACGCGGTCGCTGGGGAGCATGTACAAGACCCCTTCCCGCCGATGATCCATGAACCACAGGGCCGAGTTGATCGCCAGCTCTGTCCAGCCTGTTTGCGCGCACTTCATGGTTACGATCCTTCCACCAACGGGTAGGTTCCCTATTGCACGATACACATCCCGGAGATAGGGCATTCTGTGCGGTGGCCGCGTGATTGAGTAGTAACCGCCATCCGGCATGACACGATGCGCCCGCGCCCAGAATAACGGATCGGTCGCACCGTAGCCGATCAAAACGTCACGCAACATCTCAGTCGCTGTCAGCATCAACCTTCACCTGGTCCCATAGGCGGTGTACAAGTTCCTCGTCCTCTTCGCTCATCGGCACCGCCGGCAGTTTGACGTCGTGCCGCTCCGTTGGACGTCCTTCCACAAGTTCCAGCGCTTTCACTATAGAGGCCAGTGCCTGAGGGCCCTGTGCCAGGAACCTTACCATGTCCTTGGCCGCCATGTCCTCCCAGCGCGCCATAACCTCTGCGACTTCCTTCTCGCTCATGCCGCGCGACGTCACAAGCCGCTTGATCGTCTCTCGCAAGGCTTGGGTCAACCCGTCCCGCACAAACCGCAGGATCTCCGCCGACCGGTCTCTCGCATCTACGCTCCCTGCCACTGCCGCCGTAGCCGACGCGTGTGCTGCGCGCGCGGACGCCTCTGCAATCTGCTGGGAATACGCATCCCTCAGACTGACCCAGCCGTCACGCGAGGACAGCGCTTTCAGTGTGCGGCTGCCGACGCCGTACTTCTTGGCCAACGCATCCAATGATGGCCGATCGGGGCCCGTGATGTATTCTGTGCGGATAGCCTCCAGGAGCGCCGGACTGATCTTCATGACACCCCATTATAGCGGAACACGATGTCTCCGCGCTCGTCCACTCCATCCGGAACGATGACGCTACCGAGCACAATACAATTCCATGATATTGTTCGCTTCTGCATCATCTGCATTCTATCCGCTCGGTGAATGATAATCCATCTTCCAGGACCTCCTGCACAAAGACGTTGATCATCTTCGGCAGGTCCTTCTCCTCGAAGACGTGTGTGACGTTGGTGGAATCCGTGTATTCAGCCTGCGTTATCCGACAGATCTCACGGAGTGCATTCTCTAGCCTGATGCGTTCCTTCCGCTCCGCCTCCAGCTGCGCCTCAATCTCCCCGATAATTCCAGACAGGCCACTGACAATTGTCAAGCCCATCACCTTCCTCCTCTTCTCCACAGCACTCGGCGTCCTCTGAATCCCGCGTTTCTTGTTAGCCGGCAACGCGTTCAGTGCGTCGGCGATCTCGGCATCTAGGTCGCGCAAGGACTCCCCCTTGTGCTCGTTGAACATGCTCCGTAACAGGTCAAGCTCCTCGGGTAGCCATACCCCCCAGCTGGACTTGTGGATCTCTGGCCGCGCCTTACCCTTCTCCCTGGCGCTGCGCGCCTCAACAATCATCTCCACAACCTCTGGCGTTTCATAATACTTGTACGCCAGCTCGCGGATCTGCTCCGGTGTAGGGTCTCCCTCTATGCTGTCAACCTCCTGGATCAGGGCATGTAGACGCGGACTTGGACCGCGCCCGTCAGCATCCTCTTTCGGAGCGGTCATTGCTCTGATCCGTAACTCCTTATCGTCCATCGGTCACCTCCTGGTGTATCATGAATCCTCGGCTTCTACATCCTCCCCGCCGGTTAGGAGGGAGCCCCTGATGATCTTCTCCCCGTGCTGCCATTCTACATCATCCGCCGACCTCGCTTTGACAATGCGGACGGGCCCCGACGTGATCACGAATGTCCGGAGCCTCTTGTGCCACTGGCGCCGCTTGTCAATCTCGTCCCATAGCTGGCGTGTCGGCAAGGTTCCCGCTAGCCGCGCGAGCGAACCCTCCGAATCCATCCGCCGGATAACATCCGCCACCTCAGGAGAAACCTCGGCAAGATGATCTAACAGCTCGCATTCCCGCGCCCACTTGTAGACGCGGATCAGTTGCCGCACTTCGGATGCGGTTAGACCGAGATGGTCGCTGGCCAAGTCGAACAGACTGGACGCGTTGCTGTCCGGAATGAGTTGCCACAGGTCATTAGATAGATACGTTACGCACTCCGCTAGCTCCCAGTTCGCCCGGCGCATGGTGCGGACAGCGTCCGCCGCGCGCGCCAGACATTCCATCGCCGCCCTGGCCTGCGGGGCCCGATAGAACCATAGTTGCTCATGGTCTACAGGACGGCCTTCGGGATCAATGACTTCCAGCTCGTTCCTTGCAGGGTCCCAGTGGACAATCTGCCACGGTATTCCTGGCCCGTGCAGCTTCCTGTGACACTCGGAGCATACGGATATTAGGTTATCCGGTTGGTTCACGTCACTATCGGAGGAATCTCCGCCCGCGCCTTGGTGATGCACATGAGCGACCTCCGTTGCCGGCGTTGGCCGCTTGTGGAATAGCTGGCATAGACCTTGATCCCGATCAAGCACCGTTCTCCGGACACTTTCAGCTACTGCCATTTTCCCCCTCCTTGGCCAGGTCCTCAAAGACGCTCGGCGCGAGCGTCTTCAGGCTGAAACGGATTCTATCGGCCAGTTCGCGGATCTCCCATTGCGCATCTGGAGCCGTCCGCAGCTTGATGATGTGACGCCACTCCCTGAAGTTGGCCGTCATCACAAGCCGCGTGGTTACTCCTTGTGGGAGATAGTACCGCGCATCCTCCGCTGGGACGCCTTCCTTGATCAGAGCGTCGTACGCAGCGATGCACGCGTAAGCCGCCTCGTCCGCCTTGATCATGGCGCCGCACTTCTCCACAGACCTTGGGTGCACAAAGTCCCGAGCCGGATAGCCGCCGATACGATCTAGGCGCTGTGTCTCGACGGTGAAGCTCGCCAGCCGGTGCCGGGTCAGCTGCGCCAAGCAGCAACGGCTAATCCCCTCAATCAGGAACGTGGCCGACGCGTGTTCCAAGACGGACTCGTGGCCGTCCCGGATCAAGCGACCGATCAGAAGTCTGTCCTCGTCTGTAGCGGTCAGCTTGTGATCGCCGCGCCTAGATACCCTGGCCGCCATGGCAATCAGTGACTCTGCATTCTCTGTAATCGCCAGCAATGTGACGTTCATCTCTTCTCCTCTTTCCCGGAAAGTTGAGCCGCAAGCTTCTGTCCCTCGTCAACGAGCTTCTGCCGTAGAGCAATGAGTTCATCGTGACGCGCTAGGTCGGTTTCGTCTCCTCCCACCTCCAGCCGCTTGTCCAAGACCAGGAGTTCTCCGTCTATCCGCCGGACCTGTTTCCGTAACTCCTCTATCCGCTCGACACGCCAGTCGGCCTGACCAGCTCCGTTAGTTGGTCGGCCCTTGGCATTCCACTCCTGCGCCGCCATCAGGTACTCGTCCCAGTGCTCCGAGGAGTACAACGTACTGGGCCGCAGGTACTGCCGCATCTTGTCATCGTTCATCCATTGAGCTACCTGGTAGTCGGTCACGAGCTTGAGCTGTTCAACGGTCGCTCCTTCCCTTAGGCGTCCTTTGATGTGCTTATGGTTGGCAGGGATCTGGCGGAATCGCTTCCCCGCGCGCTCATTGAGATACTGGAGCACCTCCTCGGCGCGCGTGTCGCGCGCCGAATGCTTACAAGAGGGTTTATCTACTTCTACCTCTACTTCTACCTCTACCTCTATAGGGGAGTTACTCCCGAGTTGCTCCGTAGTTACTACGGAGTTGCTCCGTAGTTGCTCCGGAGTAACTCGGTAGTTGCTCGGTAGTTACTACGGAGTTGCTCCGTAGTTGCTCCGTAGTAACTCCGCAGTTACTACGTAGTAACTCCGGAGTGACCTCAGAGTTGCT